TCCCAATGAAGTCGTTATGTCAGGATGCTTAATCGCAGAAAACACTTCACCAACTGGTCTTTCTAGCAATGCAACCTCTGCGGACCCTGCGGCTCCACTGGAACGTGATAGACTCGCATGGATAGACGCAATATATAACTTCTTTCTTGACGGGACAGTATAAACCATTTGTCCGGTGCGGTTCTCCCCTATCGTTATAATACAAAATCTATTTGTTGGTGTTGAGTTATGTCTCACTGTAATAATCCCTGCGTTTCCTTCTCCACTCCCTGCCGAACTCACCTTTGCCCTTGAGCATCTAAAGTACTCAATGTTTCCTGCGCTGACAGCCGTAGTGCCATCTAATGTGACAGTGATATCAGGCATCATATCAAAGTTTGCATCAAGTAAATTATACAGGGTTAATGTCCTTGCTCCAGTGCCACCATCTTTATCTGCAGTGCTAGTTGACAGTATATCTAACGTGCTAACCGTAGTAGTAGGGAATCCAGAATAAGTAGTACTTCCATCGATTATGTCGTACATATCACCTGTACCCATGTCATGCACGTAGCCAAACTTTTCAATGGTTGAGTGTTTTGCAACCTTGCCACGTGCTACATCTATGTTAAAATCATTTTCCAAAAACATTTTCCTTCTCCTTAAATAATTCTATTGGTGTAAACATCTGCATATGCGTCAAGTGTAAGCATTAACAATGACTGAGATAGGTTTCCGTTTGGATTTAAAGCTACCTCGGTTACAAGTTCTAATATCGGAAAGGTTATGTCTATCGTTCCGTTTTCGCCTCTAAACGCATGAGCATTTAAGCTTAATACTGGCAGCGTTCTATTGCTACCTGAGACAGATACTAAGCCTTGCAGACCTGACACATTCAGGTCAATTGCCGGCAGTGGGCTTGCAAACGTTACGATATTCCCTTGAGTTACCTTGACGTTTATAGTCATCCTTGGCAGGCTCTTGCTGAACGTGCCTACAAATCCGTTGTTACCTTCTGCTGCTATTGTAAATTGTGGTATTATTAAATCTACCCGATGTCCACTGTATGCATTTAGTGTCATCATTGGCAGGGATATATCTATGCTCTCTACTGATCCTTGCTGTGCTACTGTATTAAATATAGGTCTTGGTAGTGTTATGTCTATGTTACCACGAACAAACTTTTCTGAGCTTACTGTTAATACTGGTAGTGTTATGGCTATGCTATTAGCAATTCCGGAACCAGAAGCAACAGCCATTATTGGAAACGTGATAGCTGCGTCTATAGACCCACCGTCACCTGTTGATGCCACTGTTATTAGCGGTAATGTTATATCCGCCGACACGCCACTAGCTGCCGATACGGTCAATATAGGAAGCTGGACGATATTTGGGTTGTTCATCCATAACAAAGGAAGATCAAAAGCAGCGTCACCAGTTACGTCTCCAGCAACAACGCCCAATCTGCCATCAACGTCATTCGTGCTTATGCCAAACGGTACTAGCTGTGTAGTGCCTTGGCTGTCCTTTAACGTACTGGTAAATTGACCTGACGTTAGGTATAGCTTGTCATCTACCTCGCCACACCAAGGCGTATTTGTACCGTCCCATGTTAGACATCTCAAGCCAGCCTCTATACCACCGACATCTTCACTGGTTTTTAAAGTAGAAGTAAATTTTCCTGATTGTAGGTATAATTTTATACCAGCTATTCCTGTCCATGGAGTATTTGTTCCGTCAACATTGGAGCCAATAGTAGATCCATCAATAGACCCAACAGCCTGACTGGTTTTTACAGTCGAGGTAAATACACCTGACACCAAGATCAGCTTGTCGTTTGTGGCATCCATAGTTACCATATCTGTGACATCCCATGCTAGGCCGACTAGGGTATTGTCTATGGTAGAAACATCCTGACTGGTTTTTATTGTACTCGTAAACTGGCCAGATGTGAGATAAAATTTATCATCTCCTATACCAAGCCAAGGCGTATCCGTACCATTCCATGTAATACCGGTTACCGCACTGTCTAGACCGGAAACATCTTCGCTGGTTTTTATCGTGGATGTAAACTGTCCGGACTGTACAAATAGCTTATCGGATGCTTCATCACACCAGGGTGTATCAGTTAGTGCCATATTCTATTCCTTTAAGATACGGTTATTGTTTTTGTGATTATTGAACTATTCAACCGATTCTAATCTTTCATGAACCGATGCTCCAGTTTGCCCTATCTCCCACACGCCAGGACTAACCTCTGTGAATTTTATGGTCTTCCTTGTTATGTATATATTGTCACCGCCGGGACTGTTTTGTTTAATAGCAAACCATCCAGTAAGCCCGCTAATCGCTATTGTTGGTAGCGCAGAGTAGCCACTCGAATCGTCATAGTCTACCGAAAGGCCATTAGTGCCAATGTTGCTAGCCATGTCTTCTAGCTCTATCGAACTACTAGGAGTAGTTATTATGCCACCCAAAGAGCTTCCCAGACCGGTGCCAGGCACAACCGTGCTCGCTCCAAAGTTAAAACTAAAATAAGTAGCTGCTATATTCCTCGCATCGAGAGGGTAGGTAGTCCCATCTCCAAGGTCATAGGTCATCGTAGCCCTTGTTGCGTTATACTGCCATCTGTTAGGAGGACTGCCATTATCTCGGAGAGTGTAAGTCAGCGTGGCTCCACCACCTAAAACCCAAGGGGCAGCTATGAAATTAGCATAAGCTGCTGCCTGGGTTGCACCGGTTGCCGATTTGCTTTCACGTGTATCCGTTGCCTGTGCTGTGACTACATCCCAATGCTGCTGACTGCTGAAATATTCAATTGCACTGTCGGTATATACATGCTCGGTATGATCTGCACCGCCATCGCCAAGTCCTTCTCCCCATTTCCAACGGTTGGTCTTTGAGGAGTCAAACTCAACGCTATACAACGCATCGAACTTTATCAACTTAGGGTTATCTGGTATACTCTCGTCAGGGCAAGTAAGCTGATACTCTGATACAATGGTCGTACTCGGAGTAATAGTGGAAAACTCACACTGCCCTTTTTCACCCTCACTACATGCGTGTATTCTTATAAATTCTGCGTTGCCTATAATATGCATCCTAACCCAAACACAATTGCGATCAAGATAGAACGATCTCTGCATCATCGTCTGTTTAGACATTATCATTAATTGTCGCATCTCCCATAGTCTTCGCTTTGATATCTTAACGAAGGTTGCGGCGAGTTGTCTATTACCGGATAATATAATGCCGTTTCCGGCTGGTATGTTGGTAATTGCCATATTTTTAAGTGCGTATATAAAAAGAGCCACATACGTCAGTATATCACTAACGCAGTGGCTCTCGAAAATAAACCTGCATACGAAAGCCTTGTATGAGCTACCTTCTAAGGGGGAACAACAATGATGTGGGGCATCAAAGTTCATGTCCAGTAGTTCATTGAAGATTTTACGCAGCAGGCATTGTGATGTCAAACGTATCAATTGTTGTCGTTGCCGCAGACGTAATTGACGTTGAACTCATGTTTAGTTCTGCACCCGATGTGGACACTGCACCCTGGATTCTTACCTCAGATGTACTTGTTCCATGGGCATCGGATGTACTCGCACAATACCTAAAGTATCCTGCGGTTCCAGTAGCAACGGCTACACCATCCCAGGTATTTGCAGACTTAGATAGTACTCCAGCGACTGCTGTGTTTAAGAAATATAGATCGAAGCCACTGCCTGTAGTCGTGTCGATTGTCACAAGTAACGTACCTGTAGCAGTGTCATCAGCAGAAGATGGGGCAGCGCCCGACCATATGCTAATTTTTCCTGATGCTAATAGTGTGTTCAGTCCTGCGGTGTGTAGGATTCCTTGGCGGAGTCCCGTGCTTAGACTTAAAGCCATAACTCTCTCCTCATAGTAAAGGTTTTAAAATAAAATTAATTCATTCACCTTTAGCTTATTCGGGAATTCTGGCCTAAGCGTTGAAATGATCTTAGGGAGTCAGAGTCAAATTGCTAAATAGCATTGTACTCGTTTATGTCCACAATGATGCAATGTACTGCGGTACACCATTCGTGATTTTAAATTGACCGGCACCGTATCGGTTTTGGGTCACTTCATATTTCGTTGCTGTTAAATTGGTAAACTTGCCACCGTTTTCTCCAAGGCATATTCCTTTGCGTGATACCCACAATACCTTCTTTCCGTCTGCCCCATCGCCCACGTAAGAGGATTCAGTCTTCACCGCAGTGCCTTCTATAGCTCCATAACTTGCAGCCACCTTTGCGGCCATGTCATCCGGAGTACTTCCTGATAGAAATATAATTGAGCTCCTATCGTTTATATCGCCAATGGAGACATAAATGCCGTCATCCACCGCTTTCATCATGGTAACTTCGTCTTTCATCTTCATGGCATTGGTCCTCATATCAATAACACCATAGTTGTATGCGTCAGTGTACCAGATAGTTTCGTTTTTTGCAATGAACAGTCTGCCGTTATAATACTCAATGTGCTGGCCTACCTTTGTAGCCTCCTTGTAATTATCAGAAGGAGTAGGATATTGGTTGTCATTAC